ATGAAACCCTTAACAATATTAGTAGGGAAAAATAGCTCGGGTAAAAGTACGTTCTTGAGATTCTTCCCTTTAATGAAGCAAACTATAGGAACTAGAACGAATGAACCTATTTTATGGTATAGCAGTAGATATGTAGATTTTGGTAGCTTTCAAGAAAGTATAAATTTAAAAAATAAAAATGAAACGATAGGGTTTGAATTTGAATTTAAAATACCAATATTCAGTGCAGAGTTTATAGTAAATAAGTTTTATTCAGAATTATTACATATTAGTGATAGTAAAGAGTTGTTTAAAAGGTCTACACAAAAGGATTCTTTTATAAGTATAGGAATAGAGTGTGCAAAGGAATATATAAAAAGTATAAATATAGTTTTTGAAGATCACACAATATTTTTAGGATTTGAAAATAAGGAGAAGCTTACCGAATTAAGGATAAATAATCAGGTTTTTAGTAATAAAAATTACATACCAGGTTATTCAAGAAATGCTTCTAGTATGTTGCCTAATATTTATTTAAAAGAGATGACTGGAGATAATAATATAAAGGCATTTAATCTAATTGACGAATATTTTTCAGACAGGCTTTTTCAGATTTTAAAAGGGTTATCCCAAAATAATACAAAGGATGCGACAATAAAGAACCTAATAAAAAATATTTCTATAGGAAGTTCAGAAGAGATTTTTAAAAGCTTAACAAAAACAAATACAAAAACAAAAAAACTTTCAAATAAAATTAAAAATTTAAGAATGGAAGACGAAATATTTGAGGAGATAAAGAATAATTTAATAGGATTAAATTTAAACGAAATTATTTTTGCGTGTAATAAATATTTTGAAAAAAACTTTTTATCAATAAATTATATTGCTCCATTAAGAGCTAGTGCGGAAAGGTACTATAGAATACAAGGATTATCAGTAGATGAAATTGATCCTCAAGGTGCAAACATTCCCATGATGATACATAACATGAGTAAACAAGAGAGATTCAAGTTTATCGCTTGGACAAAAGAGAATTTTGACTTTGAAATTGTTACTGCTTTGGAAGGCGGGCATACCTCATTAAAGCTAAAATATAATAATTCAGAAGAAATAAATTTAGCAGATACAGGGTTTGGTTATTCACAATTGCTTCCAATATTACTTGTTATGTGGCAGGCTATTAATAGTAATAATGGTCCTAAATACAAAAGGGAACCCTCGTTGCACACCATTGTTATTGAGCAACCGGAATTACATTTGCATCCGGCTCTACAAGCCAAGTTAATGGACACTTTTATACAGATGATTATGAAATCTAAAGAAATGGATGTTAACATAAAAATTATTATTGAGACGCATAGTGAAGCGATGTTAAACAGAATTGGATATTTAATTGGTACAAAAAAATATAATTTTCATAATGATTTGGTAAACGTCCTTATTTTTAATAAAAGAGACACCTATGAAACAGAACTTAATCCTACTGGATATGATGAAAAGGGACGTTTGCTTAGCTGGCCAATAGGATTCTTTAGTCCGGAGGATTTCTAATGCTGATAAAAATTGATGATACTGTGACTGAATTTATTAAAAGTAATAAGAGTAATTTGAATAGAGATAGTTTAGAAATTAGAGCTCTGAATCATATTGCTAAAGCATATCAAGAAGGTTACCATATGATTTCTGCTTCTCTTGAGGCGTTAAAAGTTTTGGCGAAATTAGATTTATTAGATTACGACCCACAACGCATATATCATCAACTATTATCGAGATTTACTTTTCTTTTGGCTTATGAGGAATATTGTTGCAGTTACATCCTTGTTAAGGATAACAGTTTTGATTTTTATAGAAATGAAAGCGAACCTAATAAGATAATATATGAGGCCCCATTAAATAGATTTTCAAAACTCAGCACATTATTGCCGACTATTTTACTTTCTGAGGACCATAGTGATTGTAAATTTTATGAGAAGATTGCAAATAAATATATTTTAGAAAATAAAGCAGATATAAATGTGACTTTGAATTTAAATCCCATATCTGGTGGAGGTTCACAATCTTATACAGCATATGATTGTGAAATCAATAAAGGGTCTATAGTATTAGCTATTGCTGATAATGATAAGTCTTATCCTGACGATAAAGATGGAGAGACTTTGGCTCAGTTACAAAAGGTTTATAATAAATATAATCAAATCGCTATCATTGAATTACATGGGTTAAAGGTAAGAGAGAAAGAAAATTTGATACCTCCCTCCATGTATATGATGTGTTGTAATGGTAGTTCAAAAAATGTTTTAAGAAAGTTAGAGGAAATAGAGTTAAGTGAGCATCAATCAAAATTAATGTATATTGATATAAAAGACGGAATAAAAGCAAAGGTTGTTAAAGATAAATTATATAAAGAGTATTTTCAAGAGTTATTTGAAGTTATAGACTTAATTTCTTGTTCTTTAGATGAAGTGGATCAAAAACCTGATACAGAAGTGTTAATGGCGGGGATAGGCGGTAAGCTAGACGAGTTTATTACGGATGTTTTTGAAGGTGGTCTAGAAAAGAATTTATATGAAAAAAAATCAATTGCACAAAAAGAAAGTATTCCAGATCATATCATACAAAAAATTGAAGGTGATGTATTGAAAAAACAAAATTTAGTTGATAGTTTGCCAGATTATTTGAAAAACGAATGGGATGAATTGTGTCATAAAATCATATCATGGGGATGTTGTGATAATCATATTGCTTAATTTACACTGTGCAACACCCCTTTTTGATTACAGAACAAGGGGGCTAAAATATTTATATACAAAAAGATAAGAGAAGAAATATGATAGAATTCACAAAGGACCCTAGTGGACACAGAGTAACTGATTCAGGCGGATGGAACTACGCTCAAAAGAATAGTGAAGCTGGCCCTGGGGGTGGTGCAGGATATGCCGATCCTGGAACGGGAATATAAAGAGTGAAAAAAGCACAGTGCTTAATGCTACTGTGCTTTTGATTTACAGAAATTTATTTTTCAATTTTTTTAAGTAACCAATCTTGCACTTCGTCTTTCAAATCAATTCCTACAGTTATAACTCCTAAGATAACGCCCTTACCTATAATGTTAAGGTCTACACAAATTGTAAACGGCAAATGTTTGACGTTTACTGCCAGAGTATAGGTTACAATTAATATACTTGTTAATAGTTTTGAGGCATAGACTTTTCGGAAAAAATTTCTCAACATGAATTTACCATTAATGGAATGAATGTTCTAAATCTTGTGATAAACTGATTTTAAAGAAATATAAGAACAAAAAAAGACTCACAGCGTGTGTAAGTAGTGGTGGAAGCACTCTTACACGGTTCACCCAACTCACAAAGGGAACATCTGCCATAAGTCTTTCTTTGGTTACGTATGTAACACCTCGATTATATCACAAAGATGTTCAAGGGAAATGAATATAATATTATTTCATATTGAGAAAGGTGAATTGTCTTTTGGTTCTACTAGGAGGAACATAATGAAGAAGTTAATGAGTGAAGTATTGGAAACAATCAATGTTAACAATTTGAGCATTCGAAAATTAGCTACGGAAATCGATATTAGTCGAACTACACTTTGGAATGGTCTTCACACGAACCATGAAATGAAATTAGAAGCTTTTATAAATTTGATGAAGACTATGTACACACATCCCAAAGAAATCAGAATGAAAATTAAAACCTTTATTATGAAATGCAGAAGCAATCTTAATATAAGAAAGGCGCTTTGTTACTGTCAGGCATCAGGTGAATATGACGTTCTTCATTTTTTAGTAAGAAAACACAAAGAAAATGATGATTTAAAAAAGTACATTGTGATTTATGAATTATTTAATAAAAGAAATCAGAATGAAGCGCGTGGTAGGAAATTAGAAAATATGGTTTATGATCTTAATGTTTCAAAAGACGCAGAATGCAAAACTCTTATCGAAATGTTGTTAACAATTTGTATGTATGACTCTGCGAATTATAGCGCGATGATTCCACATGCCGATAAAACAAAAGGTTTATTGCCTAAAATTAAAAATTCGTTAGTACATGATTATTTGCAGATGCATTATTATGAGCGCTTAGCATATGTAGAATTACTTAATAGCAATGTTGAGCAAAGTCGTATTGTTTGTAACAAGATATTGCAATCAGATTTAGATTTACAATTTATTAAAGCGACAGCTTTGTGTTGTTTAGGGGAGTCATATATTTTTACGGATGTGTTAAAGGCAGAAGAGTACATTTTAAAGGCAATTGATTGTTTGAAGGATGTACCTTCTTTTCAACAAACACGAAAATACAAAGCTTTTAAAACTACCTTAGCATTTATTTATATAGAATTTGGTTTCAATTTAGATAAAATTGATTTTTCATGCATTGAGCAGGCGGACGTAGCTTTTTATGAAGCGAAATATGGTGATAGAGAAGTAGCGAAAAGAATACTTAAAAGCATAGAAAATGACAATAATAAACTATCCCCATTTCAATTGTATTATCTTTCTTATGCATATCCAGAAAAAAATAAAGAATATTTGAATAAATCGTTGGAAGAGTTCGCTAAAAATGGTAATATATTTTATGTGAAGGTTGTCCAAGCGACCATAATGAGAGAGATGGTGAGTTAATTGAAAAAGTTTATTGCAACAGTTTTATGTACACTTGCACTAGGATTTGCACTTCAAACTTCAGTTGATTTAACTAAGGTTCACCAAACAAAAGATAAACAAGAATTAGAGCAATATGAAATGGACCCAGGAGGGCTTAGAACTAATATTATACAATATCAGCAAGTAGACCCTGGTGGGTTATAAGTTATAAAAAAAGACGCTACTTAATTGTAGCGTCTTTCGTACTTTATGGGGTGTCACATTATTTGTAAAATGTCTTTAAAAATGACAATTGTGTTTAAATTCACAAATTTAAGGAGATGTGGGGGAAGAAGTATGGGGAATGTATTAGTGAATACATTATGGGAAATGTTGAAGGTTGATGTGTTAACAAAAGAGGCTGAACAAAAAGAACAGATAGAAAAAATAAAGGATATAATTAAAAAAGAAAAAAATGATTGTTAGCCTATATGCTGACAATCATTTTTTATTAGGGCCCACAGCAGCCTTCATCATATCCAATAACATATCTTGCTTTTCTTTTGGCATTTTTTCTAACACATCAATTAGCTCATTGAATTCTTTTCTTAATTCCGTATACTGAACTGCATTTAACTCTGGATCGTCAGATATTCCTAGTAAGAAATCAGCTGATACATTCAAGACATCTGAAATTAGAACCAGAAGTTCATTAGAAGGAGAACTATAGCCAGTCTCATAATTAGAAATAGTGGTTTTGTTCATTTTAATATCTGCATTCATTTTTTCTTTAATTTTTAACGCTAAGCCATCTTGTGTTAACCCGCGTTTCTTCCTGGTTTCTTTTATCCTCTGTCCTAAAGTAGTCACAAAATCACCCCGTTTATATATATTTTCCAAAATAGTAAAAAATAATTGACCAAATAAAAGTACAATTAAATTGTACTTTGTTTGCAATACTTTTGCATTAGTTTTTTCAATGGTTTTGTTTTAGTTTTTAAGTTCATAAATAAAAGTCCAAAAAACTCAAATAATATTGTTGACAATCCAAATTTATTGGATATATAATAAAATACAAGAAGTCCAAATAAGTTGGATTTTAGGAGGTGTCATCGTGGGAAAGAAACGACATAATTTAATCAAGGCTCGCAAACGAAAAAAATTAACGCAAGAAGCATTGGGAAAACAGATAAATAAAAAGAAAACAGTAATAAGTAATTGGGAAACAGGTTATGCAACTCCTACATTAGGTGATGCATTACATTTGGCTCAAGTATTAGAGGAAGATGTTTTTATTCTATTTTTAGGAACATAAGTCCAATAATCTCAAACTTTCAATGAGAGAGTACAAAGATACACATGTTACATAAATTTTGAAGGGAGCAAAACAAAATGGGATTAGATCAAATTATTAAAGAATCAATTCGCGAAGTGATTCGTGAAGAAATCAGATCAGCATTAGCTGATTTACATCAACAATCACAACCAAACAAGGTATTGCGAGTGAAAGAAGCAGCTGCTTTCTTAAACATAGCGGTTTGTAGAATGTATGAATTAGCAAATCATCCTAAGTTTCCAGTAATAAGAGAAGGGCGTAAACTACTTTTTTTACAAAAGGATTTAGAAGCCTGGCTTGAAGCACAAAAGGAGGTGATTTAGTGGAAGATACAACATCATTAGCTATATTAGCGATATTAATTGCATGTGGTTCATTTTTATTTTACATAACTTATGAGCCGATAAAACAATGGGCTTGGAGTGATGTGAAGCAAAGTAAAAAGACCCATGGCAGTGGGTCCTTTTCAAAAAACAAGTTGTTATAAGTATACCACGGAAAGTAGGGAAATAGTACATGGATTTAATTGAATATCAAGTGCTATTACCTAGTAAGTTCTGGGACTTAGCAAGAAGCGAGGATGAATTAAAAGAAATAATCCAAAAGTATTTCAAAATTGGTTATCCGCATTACGAAATACAACGCATTATCCAAAGTGGACAAGCATATGTGGCGATTTGTACGAGGAGGTAAAACAATGGGGATTTTTAGAGTTAAGAAAGATGTTAATTATTCAGTTATTCATAATACACCATTACGCGATGAGAAATTAAGTTGGAGAGCCAAAGGGTTATTAGCATACATGCTTTCTTTACCAGATGATTGGACATTTCATGCAACTGAACTCAGCCAACACGCCAAAGACGGAAAAGAAATAACCACCAAAACTATACAAGAATTAAAAAAAGCAGGGTATTTAAAAAGGTATCCTGTTCAAGATCCAAAAACAGGGAAAATATCACATTGGGAAACAGCAGTTTACGAAGTCCCATCCATAGAGTCAGAAAACCAGTCAGTGGAAAAACCAGTCAGTGGAAAAACCAGTCGACGGGAATCCAATGACAGGGAAACCAGTGATATGGAAAACCATTCGGTGGGAAAACAGACACTACTAAGTACTGATAATTTACTAAGTACTAATAAACAAAATACTAATATACAAAGTAGTAGTAGCATCTTCTCTTTCTACGAAAATAATTTCGGTATTTTAAATTCATTCATAGCCGAAAGTATTTCACAATGGGTAAACGATACAAGCGAAGAACTTGTACAAGCAGCTATGGAGCGTGCTTTGAAACAGCAGAAGAAATGGAATTATGCTGAGGGGATTTTAAAACAGTGGGTTAATAAAAACATTCGTACTTTAGCTGATGTTAATGCAGCAGAAATAGAATTTAAGAACAAAGGTAAAAAAGGAGCGAATAGAAATGGCAACACCAATGAAAAAACTGGCGGAATCCCTGGAATCGAAGGTGAATTACCATTCTGATCAATGTATGAATCACTCCTATGTAATAGGTGGACAAACAATCATTAAGCCAATTCAAATGATTATTTATCAAGGAAAACCTGTTTGCCCAAGATGTGTAGTTGAGCAAAACGATAAGGTTTTGGAAGAACAAGCTAACGCTCATTATAAGAAGATTAGCCGTTTACAGAAATTCAACATGCTGGAAAAAGCTAGTGTTATTACAAATAAGAAAATTTCTCTTTCAAGATTATCTGATTACAGAACCGGATGTGATGAAACGATTAGTCACAAGAAAGCTGTAGAAGAAACCTTGGAGGATTTAAAGAACGGAGAAATTAGAAAAGTTGTATTTACAGGAAATCAAGGGACGGCAAAAAGTTTCCTAGCATACAGCATGCTTCATGAATTAAATCATTATTTTGGGGATATCAGTCAAAAAGAAGAAAATTATCATCTTATGAAAAGTTGCTTGTACGTTGAATTAGAAGCAATAACAAGAATGATTATGGGTTCTTTTGATGATAAGAGCAGTAAATATACACTTCAATATTTCGTTCAATTAATTGGACAAGCTGATTTTGTAGTATTAGATGATCTTGGGGCAGAAAGTGGTTCAACGGATTCAAATAGACAGGCATCTGATTTCATACAACGCCTGTTATATGCGGTATCAAATGCTAGACAGGGAATGAGTACATTTACCACAACAAACTTTACTGGAAAACAACTTTTTAATAAATACGATGCTAAGACCGTTAGTCGTTTATTAGGTGATTCAAAGGTATTGAAATTTACGACAGCTGATCAAAGGCTTGCAAACTTAGGTTTCTAATAAGGGGGAATAAGCATGTGTGAATTATGTCATGATACAGGAATTATTCGTAAAGAAACTTATTCAGGTGTGATTGAAACAAAAGGTTGTAATTGTGAAGTGGCAATACAGCAGCAAGAAGAAAACGGTAAGCATTGGCAAGCATGGCTAATCAAATTTGAATTAATGAAACAAGAGTTACAACTGAATCAACAACAAAAAGTAAGTTAACAAGGGGGAGCAAGGAATGAAAAACACAGGTGTTTCAAGAAAAGTGGACGAGCTAGGGCGTGTGGTAATTCCAGTAGAGTTACGTAGAACTTTAGGAATTGCTGAAGGTACAGCATTAGGCTTTCATGTTGAAGGGGGAGACATTGTTTTAAGAAAACACGAAAAGTCATGCTTTGTAACTGGCAAAGTTTCGGAATCAAACATTGAATTACTGGATGGAAGAATGTTTCTAAGTAAAGAAGGAGTAACTGATTTACTGGACATTCTTGAAAAGAGTGAAATGGCACATGGCTAAACAACTAAATATTTTCGAAGTAGAGCCAGCAATTTGTGAGTTTGATGTAATGAAAGCCAATGTTAAGAAAGGAACTGGACGTAATACATACGCTGATGTACGCGTCCAAGTTCCAAAGAATGCAAAGTGTACGGATGAGTTACCACGCACAACTAAACAAGATGATCGCTATGACATCTTTGAACAATATGTAATGGCAATATGGAGATTTCAAAGAGCTGTAGATAAGTTTTTCAATTGGGATACAGCTGAAGAATTGTGTAAGGCAGCAAGGGATAAAAAAGAAATAATTCCGGTACGGATTTACTTAGGAAGTGGATTCAAACCTGATGTTGTCGAGTACATGCGGTAGTAAAAGGGAGAGGGACATATGAAAAAAATAGAAATTGATGTTAGTAGTAACAAACTTTTAATAGTGAAGGACGGAAATGTCACAGCAGTAAATCCACCAATGAGCGGATTTGGTGAACAAGTTGCGGTTTGGGTAAACGGTAAAGTTGATCGTGTGGATACTAAGTTTACTGAAAAGATAAAATAATCATTTTTAGAAAGTAGGTTCGCTTATGAGTGTAGCGAGAAGTCATGAAGCGATGAAGGAATCACGTTTAAAAATATACATTGCTTTAGAAGAAGCTAACTTCATTTGGGATGAAAGAGATGTAGTACGTTTTCGTGAAATGTGGAGTCAAGGTATGAGCTTACCGAAGATGGCCAAAGCGTTAAGGAGACACCAAGCGGAAGTTGCGCTTCTTGTAATAGATCAAGCTGATAAGTATTTAATTGAAAATCGTCCGATAGGATTAGGGATTTGCTAAATAGGAAGGGGAAATCAAAATGAAAGAAATGAAAAACGGTGTTTTGGAAGTAACTAAATTAATTAGTAAATCAAAGGAAGGACAAGTCTTAATGAACAACAATCAAATTTGTGAATTAGATCAATATCAAGAAGCGGCATTACGTACATGGAATACAAATCAGGATTTTGGTGGACGTGTTTTAAATGCAGCATTAGGACTTTCAGGGGAAGCTGGTGAGGTTGCTGATGTTGTAAAAAAAGCTATTTTTCATGGTCATGGATTTGATCCAGCTCATTGTCCAGGAGAAGAAGAAGGAAATACGCATAAAATCGCTTTAGAGCTAGGGGATATCTTGTACTACATTTCAATCATGTCTCACGAAATGGGGTATACCCTAGAAGATATCGCTCAAATGAATATATCTAAATTAGCAACAAGATACCCAGATGGATTTAGTCGGGAAGCCAGTCAAAAACGTGTTGATGTGAAGTAAGACAAAATTTGAATTTTGTAGAAAAAGAGCAACTAGCAAAAACTAGCTGCTCGGTAGATTAAACGTAGAGATTTTAATATTTACATTTTCATAGTGAGATTAGCGGTTGCTATTTTTAATTAAACTGGATCACCAGGATATTTTATAGTAGCAAACCCACGATTTCCGACTAGAGCAGATGATACAGTCTCACTAAGATCTCCTATATTCGCAACAATACGATAATGAATTGGGTCTGGTGGGGCTATTGGATCACCTGGGTGATCCACCCATGTAAATGTGGAGTTAAAAGGATAAGTTATATCCATACTACTACCGACTTGATATTTACCGGATACAATTGAACTTGTTAGTAACACATTATTACGGAATAACTGATACGTAATGGCATCCACAGTAAAGGATGTGCTTCCATCAGATGGGGTATGAATAACAAGGTCAGTGCCGATTGTTGCGTTTAATAAGACTTTATCATTTGGGCTTTCGATAGGGACAAAGACTTCCATAATTAAAAAGTTATTTGTATTTGCTGGAAGTTCTATAGGTTCAGGATCTGGTGCGAGGGAAGTAAAAAATAGTGTCGGTCCAGTCGGTCCAGTNNGGTCCAGTTGGTCCAGTTGGTCCAGTCGGCCCAGTCGGTCCAGTAACACCGGTAGCTCCTGTAGCACCCGTTGAACCAGTGGGACCTGTAGGGAATTGAAAAGGTTGCATAGGTGGAAGTGTAGGTCCGATTGAACCCGGATTTAATGCAGCGGAGGATAAAAACTCGTCCAATATAAATCACCTCTGAAAAATTCGTATTACTAATAGTAAATGCAATGATAGAGCAAAATGAAATGGACAAGCGGTTGTATTTTATAAATTAAACAAAAACGCTATTTTAGTAGAAAACATTAAAAAGGACCCGATTAGGGGGGCGGGTCCTTTTAATGGAACAATAGAACTTTATGGTATTGACAATGTTTTACCATAAAAGGTAATTATTTTCTGGTATTTAAGTGTTGAGAAAACTTTATATAAAAACTTCATTTTGTATTAATAGAAAAAGACCTAATATATATTTTAAAAATACACATAAGGTCTTTAGATGGAAAGCGATAGTATGTTTATTTCGAGATCATGATTCTATATGTATCAACATAAGAATTATCTTCGTATGAAACAGATAGACTTCTACCATCTAGAAGTTCATCACTATGTTTGTCATTATATAGTCGTCTGTTTAGACAGTAAATATAATATTTGTGGTATGTAGAGTTACCATGTCCTTCAATTTTTTGAATATCATTGTACGTAAAAGTATATCGCTCATTCGTTTCTGGGTTTTCTAAGTTTAATTCTAATAGATAACCAGAAACAGTTTCCTTTAGATTATAAGAAACTAACTTGTGGTTTTCAGTTTCTTCAATACCAGGAAAGTTGGGAATTAGACTTAATTGTAACGTTTTGCATGTACTTAGTGATGATTCAAAAAAGCTATCAATTTTGTTCATAAAATCAACTCCTATTATTATAATAAATTAATTATAACATCTATAGTGATATATAAATATTAAGAATTTATATTTTAAATTAAAATAATCCTTTTAAAATAAAAGAGCAGTCAGTTATTAATAGCTGCTCTGCTCTAAGTCTGTCGGTTGCTGATTAGTTTGACGGTTCATTTGTGCACTTAATTTTATCAGTAAATCACGATCTACAAGTAAAACTTCATTAGCATCAGCTAACTTACGTGCTGGTGCTGTGAAATAGTTATTAGTTACAACCCATGCATGACTAGCATTATAGTATTTTTTTGCTGCAACGATTTCTTGAACAGCTTGGAGGCTAACTTTATTACTATAACGTTTTGCTTGCACAATGATTGTTTCGTTATTATTTTTTAGGATTAAATCAGCTCCAAAGTCACCAGATCCTTTTGTAACTTCTGTTTGGTATCCAAAGAATTCGTATAAGTAACTCAAGTATTCTTCAAATTGTCGCCCATTCATACAATCAATCTCATAAATACTTGATTGGCGAAGTTCTTCTATATGAATTTTTTTTAGTTTCTCTTTTTTTATATAATTGAATATTAAATAAAAAATCAAAAATATAATATAAAGAAAAGTTATTATGTACAAAAATGTTAGCAATTACTACATCTCCTTATAGTTGTTAATTACATTATATAGAATTTCATTACTTCAAGGGAATTAATTTTGAACAAAATATTCTCTTCATTAAAAAGTTTTGTATTGAAACACGGTGGAAACAATGAAGGTTTAAAGAAGAAATGATAATATTGTTATTAAATCATAGTTGTACAAAACTATACTTTATACAATAAAAGGGGATATACGGAATGGATATTCAAGAAAAGAAAAAGTTTGTTCTCGAAGAATTTAAAAAGCAAAAAATAGTATTTTCTTATACAGATGCATTTGCAGATGTGTTCAAGATATTTAATGATTTCCAAGAACAGTATACTCAATTGTTAAGAAAAGCCTTCGAACCTTTGCAAAATATAGACTTACAGGGTATAGAAAAAGAGTGGAAAGAAGCGGCAGAATCTTTAGGAAAAAAAGGTTGGACGCTTCCTATGTTGATGGATATAAGGGACCACATAGAAATGTCTCGTATTTCAGATATAAGTAAAATTGATAATTTAATAGAAAAATTTCACTTAGACAAAAAGGTTTTCGAAGAATTAAAATCTGATATTATTAATCATGATCTTACCTCTGAATGGAGAACGCTTCTTGTCCAATGTTTTGACAGCTATGAACAGGGAAATTATTTAATAGTAATTCCTAATTTATTTACGATTTTCGAAGGGGTTGCTAACTCACTTATTTCACCAAGATATAAAAAAATTGTACAATCTAATGACCAGGTTTCGCTTAATAGGAGATATAAAAAAGTGAAGCGTGAAATAGAATCAGATAAAACTTATATTATTTATTACTCTTCTATTGTAGAGTTCATTGGTACTATCTTCCGATACGGGGATTTTGATAAAAGAACTTCTCGATTTGATATAATAAACCGAAATTGGGTGTTACATGGACGTGATAATCCAAATCAATGGCAAAGAGTGGATGCTTTAAGGTTATTTATAGCATTACACTCACTTATAGATCTAGAATTTTTAATGGAAGATTTAGAAGAAGTTGAAAATGCAGGATTAATAAAATAAAGTTTAATTTTAAAGTGTAATAAATTTATGTGTCTTTAAGCTTTTAATGAACAGACAGGTAAGATAATAGTTTTTTCGTACAAAAAATATAGTCCGGCTAGAAAACTAGAGGACACCAATTTTTAGAACAGCAATTAAAGCTGTTTTAGGAATAGGTGTCCTTTTTATTTTGAAAAGGGAGATGGGGAAATGAAGGGGTTAAGAGATCAATTACATGAATGGCAAAAGCAATCGAATCAAACAAAAAAGAAAACTAAGAAAAAACGAAAAGAGAAGTTAAGTACTCGTGAAATTGAGGATTTAATGGGGATACATAGACCTTGTTATGAACGAAGAGGCGGAGCAATAAGACAAAAATAATAACAATGGAGGAATTTAATATGAATAAACAATTATCGTTTAAAATGCCAATCGTGGATGGGAAAAGAACAAAACAAGAAATTGAAAAAGTTTTCAACGAGTATCGTACATATTTAGCAACAATGCCATGTGATATGCTGCCAAAAGTAACAGCATCATATTCTATTGTTCCTCCATCAACTACAAATGAGTTTAATAGTTCAACTGAAAATATTGCAATTGAAAGAATTGAGTATGAACAAGAAAGAAATGAATTTATGAGTTGGTTGTATGATGCTGTGAATCGTCTAAGAGATGATGAACGAGAGGTCATCGTGAAATTTTATATGGAAGATGATATTGGATATGATCCCGATATTTGGATGGATTTAGGTATAGGTAAAACAAAGTATTATAAGTTAAAAGGACGCGCGATATTACGTTTAGCTTTTAATCTAAAGAAAGAGGTATATCTAAAAACACGTAAACAAAAAGAGGGGCAAAGTGTATGAACATTGTACAACCGATTCGAGATAAAGAAATGATTAAAGAACTAAAAGAATATTTTAAGGAACAGAATGAACGTAATTACATTCTGTTCCTTCTTGGTATTAATACAGGATTACGCATTTCAGATATTCTACGTTTACGAGTACGTGATGTTGAAGGGTGGAATATTTTTATTCGTGAAAAGAAAACTAATAAAATTAAAGATGTGAAGATGCCTTCTGATTTAAAGAAAGCATTAAGAGATTATACAAAAGGAAAACCGAAAAATGAATTTCTCATTAAAAGTAGGAATGGAAAGAACAGGCCTATTACAAGATCGATGGCATATGTCATATTGAATCAGGCAGCACAAGAATTTGGATTAGAACGTATTGGAACTCATTCGCTTAGAAAGACATATGGGTACCATCATTATAAACAGTTTAAAGATGTAGTTGCTTTACAACAAATGTTAAATCATACAGATCAGAAAGAGACTTTAAGATATATAGGAATCCAACAAGATACATTAAATGATTATCAAAGGAAATTTAGAATCTAATTCCTTTATTTTTTTATCACTTATTGAATTAGCTTTAAACTGAAAGTGTCAAATTCATTTTGATGAAATACTAGAAACCTTGATAGCTCTAAGAAAAAACAGGATAGGCTAACTCAACACAATCTAGTTTATAGCTAATTCATTTTTAACTGTTTTTATTTAAAAACATTCAAATTCATACGAAAAAAGGAAATAAATAGTTGTTTTGATTTTGACTTGCAGTCATAATTTTATATATGAAATCATTAGGGAGGCGTACTATGAAAAAGTTTATAGCACCAACATTACATACTGAAATATTTGATTGCCCACATTGTGAGGTAAGGGCTAAGCATGAATGGTTAACAGTTTATAAAGAAGGGGTAAGTGTGAATATAGCAGCTTATAAATCGCATGAAGAACTTATGGAACAGTTTCAATATAATCCAAGCATACAACTTCCAAATTTATATTGGGAGTTTAATATTAGTGTTTGTACAGTGTGTACAGAATATATGATATGGAAAAAGGATGAAATTATATATCCTACATCTCATAACGTTGAAGAAGCGAGATCTGATATGCCAGAATCGGTAAAGAGTTTATATAACGAAGCTAGGGGGATTGTCCGCCTGTCTCCTAAATCAGCTTGCGCCTTGCTTAGATTATCGTTAGAAAAATTACTTGTTCATTTGGGCTGTCCTGAAAGCAAGAGAGTGGTTGACAATATTAAACTGTTAAAGGAACAAGGAAAAGTGGACGAATATGTGTATGATGCACTAGAGTCTGTGAGACTAGTTGGTAATAACGCTGTGCATCCAGGGAAAATCAACATAGATGATAATCCAGATTATGCGCATATATTGTTTAGTTTATTAAATTATATTGTAGATGAACTTATTTCGAGACCAGCTAGGGCAAAGGAGTTTAGGGAGTCTATTCGCCGATAAGCTTTTCAAAACGCGAACTATTCGCGGACAATTTGCGAACTATTTACGGACACGTTTTGGTTTTTAACATGATATATTTGTATTGTGAGAAGTGGCGGAAAACACAACTCATAAAGATTCCTTTATAATCTATATGTTGTCTAAACGGTTTCATAATAACGGGCATATAAAATCCGAAACCAGTAGATGGTACTGATTGAATGTTACCGTTAAAAAGGAGAGCTTTTGCTCTTCTTCTAGTTACCTAATAATATTTGTGTAAATAGCTGCAGCAGTGTTAGGTGATTGGAAGAAGGATAAAACTTCATGTACCGTATTCTATTGTTCAAATAATTTCTAACGCTTTCATGAAATTAAAAACAATAGGAGAAGGTGGGATAGCAGATGTTGAATCAAGTATTTAATATGGATTGTTTAGAAGGTATGAAGATGATTCCAGATAAAAGTGTAGATATGATTTTATGTGATCTACCTTATGGGACGACAGCTTGTAAGTGGGATAGTATTATTCCGTTTGATTTATTGTGGAAACAGTACGAAAGAATTATAAAAGATAATGGGGCTATCTTATTAACAGCAAGTCAGCCATTTACAACGAAGGTAATTGCTTCAAACATAAAATTATTTCGTTATGAGTGGATCTGGAAGAAAGGGAATCATACAACTGGATTTCCAAACGCTAATCGAATGCCTTTAAAGAGTCATGAAAACGTTCTGGTATTTTATAAAAAGTTACCTAAGTATTATCCGCAAGATTTAGTTTTGCTAGATAAGCCGATTACAAAGAAAGCATTTAAGAATATGCGGGTATTTGGAAAGAAAGGTAACGAATCATTAAATAAGGTTCATGTTAAAAAACATACGAATTATCCAAGGTCAATTATTGATTTCCCAAGGGATAGCAAAACGATTCATCCTACACAAAAGCCAGTAGCTTTATTTGAATACCTAATCAAGACCTATACAACAGAAGGTGAAACGGTATTAGACAATTGCATGGGGGCATTTACTACTGCTATAGCATGTATTAATACAAAACGTAATTACATTGGTTTTGAGATGGATGAAGAATATTGGAAGTTAGGTAATGAAAGAGTTAATAAATATATTGGATCATTAAAGCACTCGTAAAGGGTGCTTTTTATTTTGGAGGAATGAAGGATGGAAAAACAAAATATTGTTTCAGCTCAAATTAATATTGATACGACAGAAGCGAAAGCAAATATAGAAGAACTTACGTTAGCTATCAATGAATGTGTAAGTGCATTCGAAAAGTTAGAAAAGGTTATGAGCAAGTATACAGTAGGAGTTGAAACCGTTGAATTTTATTGTGATGGTGAAGTCATAGATCGAAATATAGTTAAAGATAATGAGTGAATACAAAACAAAACAACAACGAAAGTTCTATGATAAATACAATCGGGATAAAGAAGCGAAGAAGTTCTATGACAGCACAGCTTGGCGAAGGTGTAGAGAGTTAGCGTTGATACGAGACAACTACCGTTGTCAAGAGTGTATGAAGCATGAGCCATTGATACCAGTACCTGCTGATATGGTTCATCACATCAAAGAAAGAAATGAATATCCTGAACTTGCATTAACTTTGGATAACTTAATTAGTTTATGTAATGCATGCCATAATAAGGAACATCCTGAAAAGGGCGGAGGGAAGAAGAAAAGTAAAAGGAAAATCCAGTTCGTAAAAGTGAAAGCGAACAAAGAAATCATATAGCCCCCCTCCATTTATTGTTCAGAGCCGTTTCCGCCCAGACCGGATGCCACCTTCGTGCGTAGCGCAAGTGGTTTTTCTAAAGGGGGGTAAACCCTAAAAACAGAGGACTTTTATTTTTGAGTCAATACTTTATATCCATAAAATGTAAGTGAGGTGATAGCGTGGATAAAGGATTGAATGAGAGAAAAGCACCTACTCATTTAAAAAAAGTAGGAAAAGACACTTGGATTCGTATTTGGTCTGTTCTAGAAGGAGAAGGTAAAGCAGATAAAAATGATCCCATTGTAGTTGAAGCGATTGCTTTCAGTTATCAAATGTTTAGGGAGATGGCGGCCAATATTAAAAAAGAAGGGCTGACAATGGAGTATACAAATAAAGCAGGTGCTACAAATTTGACTAAGCACACTTTGATACCAGAGATCCCTAAGTATTTACAGCAGATACGTCAATATTTAGGGGAGCTAGGGTTGACTGGGGCAAGCCGTAAAAAGCTTCAGGAAGAGCTAACTGGAGACTCTGATGATGATTTCGACGACTTCTAAGCCATCTGAAATATCCAAGTGGTATAAAAATTGGCGAAATGAACAGATAAAGCATTTTTATATTTTGGTAGATCCCTCTCCTGAACTAAGAACAACTTGGTATGCAGAACAAGTTGTGAAGGGAAACATAAAAGCTAGTAAGAAAAATATCTTGTCTTGTCAACGTCATCTAAATGATTTGAAGAGACAGGGTACTGAAGAGTTTCCTTGGATATTCGATGAAGAAAAAGCTCATCGGCCTATACGATATATCGAAAAGTTCTGTCGTCCGTCAAAAGGTGACTATAAAAGGCTAGTTCTACAACCGTGGCAGCACTTTGTTATAGGTTCTTTGTATGGATGGGTTCATAAAGATACAGGTTACAGGCGCTTTCGTGAGGGCCTTATTTTTATTGGGCGTAAAAACGGAAAAACTACAATGATTTCTGGTTTGTCCAATTATGCTGTAGCTAAAGATAATGAGCCGGGTGCTCGTGTTTATGTTTTGGCAAATACAAAACAACAAGCTGGAGAATTATTTGATGAAAGTCGTGCAATGGTTCAAAAATCACCCTTTCTTCGGAAACATTTACGCGAAAATCAGAAAGGGATTTTTCATGATAAAACTCATTCTAAAATTGAACCTCGTGCATCAGATAGTAAGAAATTAGACGGATTAAATACACACCTTGGTATTTTTGATGAAATACATGAATTTAAAAACTTTAAGTTAATTAATGTTATTAAAAAATCACGTGGCGCACGTAAACAGCCAATGATTGTTTACATCACTACAGCAGGATATCAGCTTGAAGGACCACTTGTTCAATACTATGAAATTGCAACTGATGTTTTGGAAGGAGTTATCGACCAAGATAGAAAGTTTTATTTCATGGCTGAAATGGATAGCGTGGATGAAATTGAGAATCCTGAACTATGGATTAAAGCAAATCCTAATATGGGAGTTTCGCTAGATCTTCCATCGCTTATTGATGATTGGAATACAGACAAGCATACGGATGCTGAAAAGAATGACTGGATTACAAAACAATTTAACCTCTTTGTTGATAATGATGAAATGTCCTTTGTTGGTATTGAGATATTAAAAAGGAATGAAGAAGTTATTGATATAAAGGGATTAGCTGGTAAAGAATGTGTTGCAGGTTATGATTTATCTGCAACAGAAGATTTTACAAGCGCTTGTTTAGAGTTCCCTTTAGATGATGGAAATGTTTTTGTACTATCTCACAGTTGGGTTCCGCAGGCTAAAGTTGATCGTGATAACGAGAATATTAGTTTTAAAGAGTTTAAAGACAAAGGTTGGCTCACTATTATCCCTGGTGAGTATGTGAAATATGAGTATGTGTATGATTGGTTTGTCGAGCAATCCGAACAATATTTCATAAAGAAAATCACTTATGATCCAGCTAATGCCTACCGTTTAAATGAAGATTTGAAAGCGTACGGATTTAAAACCGAACCAGTTCGACAAGGACATTTAACTTTAAGTCCAGCATTAAAGGATGTAAAAGAATTGTTGTTGGATGGAAAAATAATCAGTAATAAAAACCGTCTTTTCCGTTGGTATATGAACAATGTAAAACTTGTGGAAGACAGAAACGGGAACTTTTTACCATCTAAACAGAGTAAATATCGAAAGATTGATGGCTTTGCAGCATTTCTAAATGCTCATACAGAAGTAATCCCGATGTTAACTCAATTACAAGGTGATGGAAATATTGAATTTATATCAGTTAGCGATCTTTTTAAATAGAAAGGCGGTGGGAAATTGAATTTGATTAATCGTGTTAAAGGAGCGATTAAAGGAGCATCATTAGGATGGAAAGGGGCTGGATATAACTTCACCTCGTGGTTTGGAAGGAAGTTTTGGGGTGTTGATAATGCAAAGCTAGCTACAAATGAGACGATTTTTAGTGTGATTAGTAGATTATCTAATACGGTAGCCTCTTTGTCATTAAAACTTTATAAGGATTATGACACTGTTGTTAATCAAGTGTCTGATGTTGTAATGAATGAACCTAATCCAAACATGACCGGATTTGAATGGATAAATAAAATTGAAGTTTCAAGAAATGAAACTGGAAATGGATATGCAGCTATCATTCGTGATATTCGATTTCAAGTGGAATCATTAATTCCTATTGAATCCGCTTATGTAACACCTTTTTTAAATAAGGATGATAATAATTTGTGGTATGAGGTACGTGGGATTGAAGGTACGTATTACATCCACAATATGAACATGTTTCATGTCAAACACATCACAGGTATTTCAAGATGGACAGGTATTTGTCCAATTGATGTTTTGCGAAATACACTTGAATATGATAAGGCAGTACAAGAATTTAGTTTGTCAGAAATGCAGAAGAAAGATAGTTTTATTTTGGATTATGCGACGCAGGTAGATAGTGATAAGAGGCAAAAAATTATTGATGATTTTAAACGATTTTATCAAGAAAATGGTGGCATTTTATTTAGAGAACCCGGTGTAAATATTGAAGAAATGGAGCGTAAATATTTCGCTTCAGACACGTTAGCATCAGAACGAATTACACGTTCACGAGTTGCTAACGTTTTTAATGTTCCGGTTACATTTTTAAATGACACTGAAGGCCAGAGTTATAGCAGTAATGAACAGCTGATGATTCAGTTTGTCCAAATGACTCTAACTCCTATTGTTCGTCAGTATGAGCAAGAAATGAACCGTAAGTTGCTAAATAAAAAAGAACGGCAAGAGGGACATTACTTTAAATTCAACCTTGGAGGGCTGTTAAGAGGTGATACAGCTTCAAGAACAGCTTATTATCAAGCCGCGATTAGGAGTGGTTGGTTATCACAAGATGATGTGCGCCAAAAAGAAGACGAGCCACCTGTTGGTGGTAATGCTTCGAAACTTTGGGTAAGTGGTGATCTATATCCAATTGACATGGAGCCAACTCAACGGAAGGGGGTGAAAAACGGTGGCAAAGAACAAACAGAATAAGTTTTTTCAAATGAAAGCATCTGCCAATGGTAAATCGGCCGATGTTTTTATTTATGGGGAAATTACAAAGTATGCATGGGAGGAATATGGAGAAGTATCTTCTATTACTTTCAAAAATGAATTGGATGAATTAGGTGATGGAATTGAAACTATTAACCTATATATCAATAGTCCCGGTGGATCTGTCTTTGAAACAATGGCTATTATCGCAATGTTACAGCGACATCCAGCGAAGGTTATTTCCTATATTGATGGCATAGGTGCTTCTTGCGCATCAGTATTACCTATGATTTCAGACAAAATCATTATGTATGCGAATTCAATGTTGATGGTACACAATGCGTGGACATATGCATCAGGAAATGCTGATCAGCTACGTAAAGCAGCAGATGACATTGAACGGATTAACCAATCGATGGTGCAACACTATTTAACTCGTGCTGGTGATAAGTTAGATGAAGATATATTGAAACAATTACTAGATGCAGAGACGTGGTTATCAGCTGATGAAGCGATGGAGTATGGACTTTGTGATGAAATTATCTCAGCAAATAATGCGGCAGCATGTCTAGATGAAAAATGGATGAAGGAATACAAAAACGTTCCACAACAATTAGTAAATACACAAGCAAACATATCAGCCAATGAAATGTTAGAACGACAAAAAATTGCCGAAGAAGCGAAAGCTAACGCGGACTATATAAAGACAATTTTAGGAGGAATTCATTAATGAAAAATAAATTTCGATTATCTATTGGTAACTTTCAATACTTCTCAAAAAATACATTGTTTGAACTAAAACAAAATTTATCTACTATTGGTCAACAACTACAAAAAGTAGAGAGTGAGCTTTCTCAAAAGGCGATTGATCCATCCGCAACTATGGAAAGTCTTAAAGTGTTACAACAATCCAAGCAAGATCTTCAAATGCGCTTTAATGTAATTAAAGAACAACATGACACAATGGAAGCTGAACAAAAAGCACAATTTCAAACTCAAACTGGTTTGCAATCTATTGAAGATCCAAAACAAAAGGTAGTTGCAGCGAAAGCAGAGTTGGTTCGAGCTACAATTCGTGGAGGTATCTTATCACAAGAAGCACGAGCAGTTCTTGGTGATAAAAATTCAACAGGTGGCGAAAAGATTCTTCCAACTACAATGACAAATGAATTATTGCATGAACCATTTGTTAAAAACCCATTAAGAGATGTATCTACATTTACAAGTGTAACAAACCTTGAAATCCCTAAAGTTACATTTACATTAGATGATGATGATTTTATTGCTGATACAGCAACAGCAAAAGAATTAAAAGCGGAAGGTGATGTTGTAACCTTCGGACGTAATAAATTTAAGGTGTTTGTACCTATTTCAGAGACTGTTTTAGCAGCAACTGATACAAACTTAGTACAAACTGTAGATCAAGCGTTAGAAAGTGGTTTAGCAGCAAAAGAGAAAAAAGTAGCATTTGCTACAACGCCTAAAGCTGGAGAAGAATCTATGTCATTCTATAAAGCTGGCATTAAGTCAGTTAAAGGCGCAACTTTATATAAAGCTATTAAGTCAGCAGTTGCAGATTTACATGAAGATTTTCGTGAAAATGCGACTATTGAGATGCGCTACACAGATTATCTAGAAATAATTGAAACACTTGCTAATGGTAGTGCTACCTTATATAATGCGCAACCAGAACAGGTTTTAGGGAAGCCAGTTAAGTTCTGTGATTCAGCAGTGAATCCAGTTGTTGGTGATTTCCGATATTCTCACTTCAACTACGATCCAAATATGATTTATGATCGTGACAAAGATGTAAAAACAGGTATTGAATTATTTGTTTTAACAGCTTGGTTTGACCATAAAATTAAACTGAAATCAGCATTCCGTATCGCTGAAGTGCAGACTACACCCTAATCCTCCCCAAGGACCAACAGGGTTACAAGTTGATTCTACAACAGTAACAACGACCAACATTAGTTGGTCTCCTGTTGTGTATGATGGGGGCATTAAAGAGTATCAAATACTGCGCAATGGAAAACAAGTAGGGACATCAGTAACAGCGACCTATAAAGACACAGGTCTAACTGGTGATACAACATATTCTTATCAAGTGAAAGCAGTTGGAAATAACGGATTAAATTCTCCGTTTAGCGTTGAATTATCAGCGAAAACCAATGCTTCAGGATCATAGGTGATTATATGTTAGAGCTATTAAAAAGAAAAATGAAAATCGATGGAGATGAAGAGGATACAGATATTCAACTTCTAATCGATGGAGCAAAAGAATCCTTATTACAATCGGGTGTTCCTGAAAGTGAAAAGGCACTATATAAAATCGCGGTAATAACGCATGTTTTATTAAACTATGAGAATCAAGATAAATCATTAAATGTCCCTGCATTAAAGCAGTCGCTAGAAACCATGATATTACAATTAAGGGATTACGATAGCGGTGATAACCAATGAATCCAAGTAAATTAAATAAACGAATCATACTAGAACGAAAATCATCAGAAACAAAAGATGAGGAAGGGAACGCTATTCCATCTGAATGGAAAGAGTTCGTTAAAGTGTGGGCAGAAGCTAAAACGCCATTTGGTACAGGGTTTAGATCAGAAATATTTCAAGGGAATGCAGAGTTTGTTATTAAATTGATAAATTTTACAATCCGATATCGAAAAGGCATCAATTCAGCAATGCGTGCAAGGTATGATGGCAAACTATATGAGATTAAGTCAGTTATTGATATCGACGAACAGCATAAGGAAATGTGCCTAATTTGTGAGGAGCGATCCAATTGGCAGAATTAGAGGTCTTCGGTATAGAAGAATGGATTCGTGAATTAGAGGGTTTAGGTCAAGATGTCCCTAAAATTACAAAAGAAGCATTAAAAGCGGGTGCGGGAGTATTTAAGCAGAAGCTAGAGTTTAATTCTCCTGTAGGACCTGAACCAAATACACCGACACCAAAGCAACCATGGTGGGATGGTAAACATGCTAAAAATGCTATTGAAGAGGGAAGAGTCGTAAAAAAAGGCGGCTCTTATTTTGTTGAAATAGGATGGGATAAAGCAGATCGATCTCCTCACTTCTATATGAAGTTTCAAAATTGGGGGACTAGTAGAAATCCTAACCCTCCACATAAAGGCTTTGTAGAGAAAACATTGGTTCAGAGTGAAAAAGAGGTGTTGCAAGCAATGGAACGAGAATTTATGCGTAGGGTCACAGGACGATGAGGAATTTCAATAAAGATGTGTTCGATGTATTACGTACAGATGTATTTATTAAATCTGAGCTAGGCGGAGAGTTCATATATCAGTTTGTAAAAGGTAACGATAATACACCTATATGGATTACATTTTCTGAATTAAATACATCTCCAGGAATGTATGCGGAGAATGAGGAAACAACTTCAATCGTTATGTATCAAGTTGATATATGGTCAATGTCACCAATCAAAGCACAACTAAAAACCGCAGTTCAGGCAGCTATGAAAAAGCTGTCTTTTCAGCGTTTAAGTACCTATCCAGATTATGAAATGGATACAAAAATTTATCGATATGGTTTTCGTTTTGTAACGGAAATTATTAATTAAGGAGGAAAATGAAATATGGCAATGGCAATTGATTTTAGAGACTTACATTATGCGGTTTTGACAGAGGCGGCAGATGGAAAGGCAACGTACACTACACCAAAACGAATCGGTAAAACAGTTAGTGGGAAAGCTTCACCTAAAGCCGAAGGGGCAACTTTTTATGCTGAAGGTGGACCAGCAGCAACAGCTAGTGCATTCGGGGGTACTGAAATCGAATTGGAAGTAGATAGATTACCTTTATCCGTTTATGCGGAGTTGTTAGGAAAAAAGGTTGTAAAAGGTCAAGTTGTGGATAACACAAGCGATGTAGCTCCTTATGTAGCTTTATTATATCGCTTACCATACGACAACGGGAAAAATTTATATGTATGTTATTACAAAATGAAGTTTGAGCTTCCGAGCGATGAGCATAAAACGGCTGAAGACAAACCGACATTCCAAAGCGCAAAAATCAAAGGTAAGGCTATTCAACGTGTGGATGGTAACTGGAGACATCGATTAGATGAAGAAGAAGTTGGATTTGATGCAGCAGCAGCGGCGAATTGGTTTAAAGCAGTGCCGACTCTACCTGTAGCAACACCTTAATAGAATAAGAATAATGGGATGGCAAATGCCATCCCTATTTTAATGTAGGAGGAAAAGTGGATGAAAATTACTTTACAGAATGCAGAAGGTCAAAAAGATTTTTATTTACCACAGTTTATTCCGGGTTCAGCAACGTTTGAAGCATCAACATTAGCGGACGAATTACAAGCAGACCTTGTACCAAAAGAAACAATTGAAAGAGCAGCTAATTTTGTTGCTAAAGTGTATGGTAATCAATTTACGGCACAGGAATTTGTTGATGGTACTCATGTATGGTTTTTAAGCCTTACCATTCATTCTATTTGTTTAACAATTATGGGTCGTCTAAATGAAGCGATAACGGTAATGGAAACGGTAGAAGATGCGAAAAAAAAGTTGATGAAACAGCTAGAGATGAAACCGAAAAGAAAACAATCAAGTATCAAGACATCGTAATCGATATATACAACGTACTTATGGATGCAGGAATGACACAAAATCAAATTAACGAAATGGATATTGCGTTTTACTTTACCTGTTTGGCTAAAAAGCAAAAGACAAATCGGGTGACATCGGCAAATCAAGCGCCAGCATGGTTATAAAGGTAGGTGAGAATTGAATGGCATTAGGTGATAATACAATAGGTGGTCGCGTCCGGTTGGACACAGATCAGTTTGAAAATGGAATTGCAGGTATTAATCGAAGTCTGAAACGAATTGATGCAGAGTTTAGAAATACTTCAGAACAGTTACGTGGCGTTGGCTCTGAGATGGATCAGCTGGAGAATAAGGCAAATCATTTAAATCAAAAGATTGAAGCGCAAACGCAAAAAATGAAGCATTATGAGCAAGCTTTAAGGACTTCACAGCAAAAACAACAAGAAATGCGCCAAAAGTGTGAGCAATTAGCTACATCAATGCAACAGTTGGAACAAGAAATACAGCAAAGTACACAAGCATATGGCAAAAATGCGCAAGAAACAAAAGATTTACAAACTCAATATAATCAATTACAACAAGAATATAAACAAGGCACACAAGCTTTACAACGATTAACAGCACAAGTTTCCCGAAATGATACAGCCTTTAATAACGCTTCAGCAGCATTACATCGTTATCGGAATGAATTAGGCGATACACAAGAAAGAATGGACCAGTTAGGTAATGTTTCTGGAAGATTGCGAGAACGCATGAACGAAGTTGGAAACACAATGCAAGATACTGGGTCAAGAATTAGTCAAGGATTTGGAGCGGCCGCGGTGGGTGTAGCGGCAGGTGTTGGTGCATTAGTAGTAAATGCAGGTCAATTTGAAGAAGCAAATAAAAAAGTACAGGCTGGTTTAGGATTAACGAGAGAAGAAAGCTTAAAAGTTAGTGCTGTAGCAAAAGAAGTATGGCGTGAAGGATATGGTGAGGATTTAGCTAGTGTCAGCGATTCTTTAGTTAAAGTAAAGCGTAATATTAAAGATATTAACGATGATGAAACCTTAAAACAAGTAACTCGAGACAGTGAAATCTTAGCGGAAACAATGGAGTCGGATGTAAACGAGGTTACTCGTGGTGCGGCTCAATTAATGGGCCGTTTTGGCTTATCTGGACAACAAGCGTTTGATTTATTAGCACAAGGATCAGCTAAAGGGTTAAATTATTCAAATGAGCTATTTGATAATTTAAGTGAGTATGGTCCTTTGTTCCATGAGATGGGATTTAGTGCGGATGAAATGTTTACGATTCTGATTAATGGTAGTAAAAATGGTGCTTATAATCTCGACTATGTGAATGATGTAATGAAAGAGTTTGGTATCCGTGTTAAAGATGGTAGTAAGTCCACAACTGAAGCGATGGGCCAAATGAGCAAGGAAACTCAAAAGGTTTGGCAAGCAATGTTAGAAGGGAAAGCTACTTCAAAGGATGTCTTCAATGCTGTATTAAATGAGTTACGAACTACTGATGACCAAATTAAAGTAAATCAGTTAGGCGTTGCACTTTTTGGCGTGAAATGGGAAGACCTCGAAGCTACTACTATGTTATCTCTAAACAATATGGAAACGGGCTTAGGAAACTATAGTGGTGCAATGAATAAAATGGTTGACGGTTATGATACAAGTGCAAAGCAATGGAAATCAGTCACCAGAGAATTACAAATTGCATTAGAACCACTTGGTAAAGTGATTCTAGATATTGCTAAACAAGCTATACCGGAACTAAAAGAATCAATTAAAGGTGTAGCAGATTGGTTTAACGGATTAGATGATAGTACAAAAAAAGTATATGGTACATCATTATTATTAGCCCCAGCAGTATTAGGGATAGTAAGTGCCCTTGGAATGCTTTCTTTTGCTGTTGGTGCAATTATAGCGAACCCAATTGTTGCAACAATTGGTGGGGTTGTAATTGGCTTAGGAGCATTAGGATTTGCTTTTGCGGAAGCTGGTAAGAAAGCGAAACAAGCAGAAGAAGATAGCAGAAAATACGGCGAGGGTGTAAGCGAAGGTACAAAAAAAGCACTTGAAGGATACGTGAATTTAAAAGAAAAAGCTTTTAAAACGTTAGACGAAATTCCGGTACTTACTGGTGATAAAGCAAGAGAAGCCGTACAACGTGCTCATGATGAGTTCGGCAAATTAGCGGATGAAGCCATCCAAGCAATTAATAAAGATAGAGGGAAACTTCAGGCGCATTTAGATAGCTGGTTCTCTGGTGAAACAGATTCAGCAGTATTAAGAGCGAAAGACAAAATTCTTAATGATCAAATGGAAGTATTCAAAGCGCAAGAAGAAGCAGTTATCAAAGCGAATGAGAAAATTCAAAGCTTACTTACACAATATAATGGGCAGATATATAAGATGACTGCAGCTGATAAGTCGGTTTTTCTGACAGCTTTAAAAGCTATCGATAGTGAAGTAGGAAAAGCAGCTTCAAAAAGCGTAGATGAGATTCAAAAAATAGGTAAAGCAATGGATAACTTCAACAGCAATACTTCTGTTGAAACAATCCAAGGTAAAGTAAAAGATTTAGGTTCTGAATATAAAAAATTAACGAACGAGTTAGATAAGGCTAGACAGAAAGAAATAGAATTTGCGAAAAGTAAAATAGCTGATATTAGAGGGCAAGAGATTGCGATTGCACAAATTAATAAAAAATACTCTGATCAGTCTATTTTAATAACAGAAGGATATAAACAACAACTTCAACAAGCGCAGGAAGTGTTAAAGTCCAAGGGTATTGAAATGGATTTAACAACGGGTATTACGAAAGCCGAAACCGAAAAAATTAAAATTCAAGGTCGAGGATTTGGCGAATACGTAAAGAATTCAGAGATAATCGAGAGTACGAATGAAAATTTATTTAAAAGGCTTCAAGATAGAGCCGCAAAAGAATCTGATTTACGTAAGAAAAGTGCTGAAGAGGTAAAAAGATATGGTGAGGCACTAATTGCCAATTCTAGTACTGTTTATGATAGCCTTTTTCAATCAACTCGTGAAAAGGCTGTGCAAATTGGTAATGATATCGCTTATGCATTAGAAGATGGTACAAAGGCTGTTAACTTAGGTGAAAAAGGCGTAGTAAAGGTCGAAGAGTTTGTTGATGGTATAAAAACAGGTAAATATAAGGTTCAGGATGTAGCGGTTGCTCTTATAAATACAATGCGTGTAGAGATGGGGAGTAAACCATTAACCGCAGAGGGTATTAAAGTGATGACTACGTTTGCAGATGGATTAAAGCAAATGAATGTTACAGATATCGCAACAAAATTAAACCTGGATCTTAAAAAGAATCTAGAAATTGATTTGGGCCCACTCGGTAAAATGACATCTACACAATTTGTAAACGGTTTGAAAGAAGGCACAGTTGGTATTGACGCTGTGTTTATTTTTTTTCAACAACATTTATCTAAATTAACAGCTACTGATTTATCTCAAGATGGAACCAAAATCATGTCTACTTTAAAAACAGGCATGGAAATGGGGTTCATCGGTGTACAAGATGTATTTAACAAGTTAGGAATAACACTGGACGATCAAACAAAATATGATTTAGGTCCTAATGGACAGTTTACAGCTAGTTCTCTTGCACAAGGGTTGCAAAACGGACAAATTAACATAGATACAGCGCTTGAAGTCATTAGACAAATGGTTGTACAAAAAACAAATATTGATACAACTCAACAAGGTTCAAATATCTCACAAACAACCGCAAATGGAATTGCTGGTAATACAGCTCCTGAAAATGCAGCAACAGGGAAAAAACAAGCTGTGGAAGGTATTATGGGAAGTACAACCGATGGCGGTGGAGGGAATAAGAGCGGTAGTGAATTAGGACAAGGGATAATAAATCAAGATGGCTATATTAGAGGAAGTGCTTTGCAAGTAGTCGCTAGTGCTCATGGTGCTTTTAACACGATTAATGGAAACCCGGCAGGTAATCAAGGGGGCCAAGGTTTTGCAAGTGGTATCGTCAATCAAAATGGCCATATCCGAGGGAGTGCTCTTGAAGCTGTAACTTCAGCTCATGCTGGCTTTAATAACGTTAATGGTACACCACACGGTCAAAAAGGTGGTAGTCAGTTTGCTCAAGGTATGGAAGATACAAAGGGGCAAGCGAGATCGAGTGGTTCTAATGTAGCGGAAAGTGGTAATTCTGGTCTGAAAAGTGTTAGTTCAATCAGTCCCGGTGAAGCATTTTCTAGTGGATTTGCTTCAGGTATTTCTAATGGTAAATGGAATGTACAAAATGTAGCAGCTAGTTTAGCAAGAGGTGCATTCGATGCTTTAAAAGCTACACTTAATGTGAACTCTCCATCAAGATTAACACGTGATCAAGGGGGGAAACCTTTTAGTGAAGGTTTTGCGCTGGGTATTCAAAAAACATCTTATATGGCAGAAATTGAAAGCCGCACTCTTGGGACGAATGCTTATAAGTCTCTTGTAAATACGCTAAAATCCAATAATTTAGCATTTGCAGGTGTTCAAATGGCACAAGGACTTGCAGCCGGGATTAAGAGTCAATATTCTGTAGTACGAGATGCCTTGCAAGATACAGTAACAGGTGCAATTGATGGTATTCGTTCTATAAAACCAGAAGAAATATTTAGTTTTCAAGGTGATGATCCACTAACGAAATATTTCAATGCAATCTTTGTGGATGGAGATTGGCAAAACGATTGGATAACACATATCCCTGAAAGTATGCGTGATATGGTTAGAGAAATCGGACGTCAAATGGAACGTTTTGAAGGACTTTCCATTTATGATGTTGGTAATCTTTCTAGATGGAGAGAAGTGTTATCCGATAATCCTAATGCTATACAGTATCGCCCAGACAATGATAATCCAGATAAGGGCCAATATATTCCATATAGTAACAAAGACCTTGCACAACAAAGACCATTACAAATTGTAATAGATAGAATGGTTCTTGCAGAATTATTAATATCTCCATTGGAGCTATTGCAAGGTCAGAAGTTTGAGACAAATCTATACAACGCAGGAGTGAGACGATGACAAATCAAACCCTTACAATTATTCAAGAAGACGGTACAAGCTTTGTCATCTCATCGAACGAAAAAATTACCGTTTTAAACTTTCTTCCGGGTTCTCCATTTTTCAATGCAGAGTACGGAAAATTAACTGGGAGACATGGAGAAATAGATTTAGGTGGGAGTTTTGATGCAAGGGATGGTATAAAATCTGTGTTTCTTATAGAGCCAAATGGCATTGATGATTTCTATAAGGTTCGCAATAAATTTTTTCGACTTTTTGCATCTCGAACGCCATTTTACATTGTGACAAGTAGAGAACCAGAAAAGCGTTGGAAAGTACGAGTAGCAAATAAATATGAAGTGGAACCGCAGGCAAATGGCAACTACGGTCTTATAGAGGTTCAGTTTAAATCAGCTGGTGCTTTTGCTGAGTCCGCACAATTGACGTTAGAAAAGATGAAAACAGAGTATACAAGAACAACAGCTACATTCTCTATTGATAATAAAGGTGATGTAGAAATTGATCCAAGGCAAATGCCTTTACGAATTACCTATAAAGGGGCTTCTGAGAATCTCAAGATTAAAAACAAAACAACGAAAGAAGAATGGATTTATACCGGAACAACAACGGATAAAGATACAATTGTGATAGATCAAGTGAGAAGTACGAAAAACAGCTTGTCCATTGTTCGAGACACAAATAAAAAAGTAATATCTTTAAAGGACGGAACAAATGAATTCGAAATTACAGGCGCTAAAGGCGCTTTTTCTATTTCATTTGATTTTCGTTTCCGATACTTATAGAAGGAAGGTGTGATGTTGGAAGTAGTTATAGTTACAGACCTATCAGGGAATTCAGAGATACTAACAGGGTTTCTTAATATATCTAGAATTCGTCGGGTAAATGGTGAAAAAGGTATAAGTTTTCTTCTTTATCCTACAGAAGAAAATACACATTCTTTACCGCTTGTTCAAGAAGAAAATAAAGTTGAGTTTGATGGGGAAACATATGTAATTAAATCATTGGTTGAAAGAAATATTGGGAACACCTTTTATAAAAAAGTCGAATGTATACATGAGTTTTATGTGAAAATGATGAATAAACAAAAGTATGCAGTTCGCAGCGGAAGCATGACTTTTCGTGAGGCAGTTGACTTTGTATTTGAGGGAACAGGATATCAAACTGTAATTATTGATCCGTTTTATGCACAAGATTTTCAAGAGTTCGGTAAAGAAAATCGATTGGCTTTACTTAAAAAAATATTAGAAAGATACAAGGCTGAGATGTTTATTCGCGGGAATGTAGTAAGTTTTAAAGTGAAAATAGGCGAAGATACTGATTTTCAATTTAGGTACAATTTCAATATCAAAACATTTGAAAGAGAAATTGATACGAAACCTCTTGCTACTTATATTCGTGGGTACGGTAAAGACGGGTTAGAGAGAGCGTACACCAGTCCAAATGTACATAAATTTGGGCTAATTGAAGCCGATTCAATAGATGATGAACGATTTACAACCATAGAGGGATTAGACAAAGCGTTAAAAGAAAACCTACAGGACACGCCAATTGTTCGTATGACAATTGACTTTATAGATTTAAGAAAAGCCGGATACCATTACAATGTGCCAAATGAAGGGGATCGGGTTCTTTTAATCTATGAGCCAATGGATATTGATATTGAAACGCGGCTAATGGAGATAGAAGAAGTATTTAACGAGAAATTAGAGCCAATTGCATGTAGAGTTACCCTTGCAAATTATAAAAAGGATTTCGGTGGGACATTATTCCAAACCGTACAGAAAGTAATAAGTGGTTTTGTGAATGAAGACGGAAAGATTAAATACAATGCTCTAGATGAAGCGGTTAAACGATCAAGTAAAGCAATTAAGAATGCTCAAACGGAATTAACATTTGAAAATGGCATACTTGCAGTTGATCCAGAAAATCCGAATAACGTTGTAGCCTTCAATAGTGCTGGTATTGGTATTAGTAGGGATGGCGGAAAAACATTTAAAGAAGCATTAACGTATGAGGGTTTAATCGCTTCAGTAGGTGTTGTCGGTCAATTTGAAGCAAATAACATTAAAGTTGGATCAGGTACATTTTTTGAAGACGGATATGATCCCTTAAAGGTTTCAAATAGATTAGAAACCCTGATTGATAATGTATCTAAAGACAATGTGATTAGCGTAATTGAAAAACAGTATCTTAATTCTGAGTGGAATAAAATACAAAATGAATATGGGTCAATGATACAGATTGCACTTGGTTATTGGAAAGCAGAAGAAAAGATTGCAGAAAGAGAAATGTATACCCAAAGGTACAACGAATTAAAAACCTTTTTAACAGTGTTGGTTGATGAAAATAACAAGGCTGCTATTTTAGCACCTTCAAACATGAAAAAAGATTCTATAATTGATGGCGAGCTATATAAGAATCGTTTGAAAAACTATTTTGAATCACAAAATACCTTGAATGGATTAATTGTATTAAAAGCTAAAGAAATAGCAGAAACGGCCCAAAAAACAACGGAAAATATATCAAAGACATTATTAGATTTTGTGGACGATTCCAAAATCGACATTATGGAACGAAGATATATTAAAGAACAACTAGCAAATATAATCGGAACAGTGTTGCCTGATACAGCAAATACTTTGCCAATCGTTACCGCCTTAGACAGTGGAGGGAAAGGTGAGCTTTATTCTATTCGTAAACAGGCAATCAACATAGGGATACCTACTTCAGATGCGAACTATGTCGCTGTAGCAACCCAATACACGAATTTAAAACTATTTCTAGAAAATCTTACACCAGTTGATGTATGGGATACTTCTATCGGAAACAAAGATAAAGTTATCTCAATTAACCCTACTGTATGGCGCGATACGTGGCTCAAATACTATCAAGCTGTAGATGCTCTAAGTGAAGTTATCCAAGCGAAAGCGAAAAAGAATGTGGACGAACAAACATCTGGTGGAAGTAATATTTTAAAAAATACAGCGGACTTTATTGCGAATCGGCTGTGGGGAGACAATGGACAAGGTGGCGGTGTTCCAGATAGTTCAACCTTATATAACGGAAAGAGAACATTAAGGGTTCCTATGCCACAAGGGGTTAAGTACCTTGAACCTAATATACATTTGAAAAGAAATACCTATTATACGTATTCTACAATGGCATACGGTTCAGCAGCAGGAAATGGAACAACGATAACTCCACTTCATTTTTGGGCGCATACAGCCAAAGATACGGCTGGACAGATGGTTGAAATTATTAAGTATGATCAATCATTTTTATCAAAACAATGGAAAAGGTTATACGTCACTTTTTTAACACCGAAAGATAAAGATTTATATTTTTCTCCTTATATTTTTAATGGGATGGCATCCGGTACATTAAATGTGATTGAGATGGCATTTCAAGAAGGTAGCATATTAACTGGCTGGACAGAAAACCCGGATGAAGTACAGGAGAAAATCAAAAAGATTCAAACGGATTTACGTTTAACAAGTCCACTTCCAACAACAATAAATTTGGACTCGAATGGTATAACGGCCAATACAGGGAAATCAGATTCCTTTGCAAGATTGGACTATCGTGGTCTGTATTCAAAAAAAGGCGCTGTGCAAATAGAACGAGAAGATGGGTACAATTTAATTATAAATGGGATAGCTAATTTTGATATGAATGTTAGTTCTCATGAGCCACCATTTATGTCGCCTGGTGTGAATTACAGCGCCTATTGGTACGCAACACGTAATACAACATGGTCGAATTGTAATTACTTCACTTTAAAACATACAGGTAGATATTTAGTTTTTGCTTTGAGTCTTGCGATTGATCCGGGTTCATCGGCACAAGTGAAAATAACCGATGTAGACGGAAAGGACTTATGGTACACCATGCATAGCAAAACGATTGCGAATGATTATTATGTAAATGCCATGATTGATCTGGGTGTACCAACAGGAAATATGAAGTATATCTATTTGAAATTAGCATCCAATAGTGCCAATCATACCGCTTATGCAAGGTTATTAAGTGCATGGCAAGAAAGGTGATGGGAATGGAAATTAAAGAACAATATGATTTGTATGAACGATATAAAACATGTATTTACTGTGATTCAGATGAAGCAGGGAATATAACAAGGTTAGAATGTGGACAACATATTATACCGAGTAGCGATTATATACATTTTTTCCGAGTTGATCGCTACGTAACAGACACGATTCAAAATTATAAGATTGTCTGGAATGGAAGAGTTGCAGAGTTACAGGCAATTGATCCTGAAATTGAAAAATCAGTAAAAGCGATATATTTCACACCTACAAAAGAAGAATTAGAACGAGAAAAGGCAGAAATGGAAGCAAGAATTAAAATGCTTGAAGAACAAATAGCAGCACAAAAAGTCGCGCCAATCGAAAAAGAATAAACCAAAGAGGGACAGTTAAATATGTCGCTTTTTTATTTTGTATAAAATACGGCTTTTACAACAAAACGAAGCATGTTTATAGCAGGCTTTTTTATTTTTTAGAAAAGGAGTAATTATATATGGAATGTAGCCATGTTAAAGAGTATTCAAATTATGTATTGATGAGCGATCCAGCGAAAGTTATTTGGAAATGTAAGAAATGTGGAGAAAATGGTAAAGAAACTTATAAAGCCGTTGGCAATAGATTAGTTATAAGAGATAGAGTTAGAAAATAAAGCTTGGCAAATTTTATGAAGAGAAGCATACTTGTTCTTGTAAATAAATTACAGGAGGAAGTATAAATGACTCATAATTTAAGTATATCAGAACAAATTATGTATTCTACAGTGAGAATTGAATGTTTAAATGGTAATGGTCAAGGAAGTACTGGGACAGGTTTTTTCTTTGATTTTTTAGAAAATGGGGATAGCTGTGTACCTGCTATAGTAACAAATAAACATGTAGTAGAAGGTGCTGTGAAAGGGTTATTTCTAATGACAATTGCTGATGAACATGGTAACCCAATTAATACAGAGCATATACCTATTGAATTTGAAAATTTTGAACAAAGGTGGATTTTTCATCCTGATCCTAATATCGATCTTTGCGTTATGCCTATAGCACCTGTTTTAAATCGTCTTATTAGTACGGAGAAAAAAGCTTTTTATAGAAGTTTATCTAAGAATTTTATCCCTAACTATGAACAACTATCGAACTTAAGAGCTATAGAAGAGATAACCATGATAGGATATCCTACTGGCCTTTGGGATCAAATTAATAACTTACCAATTGTAAGAAAAGGAATCACTGCAACTCATCCTAATATTGATTATAATGGGGTAGAAGAGATGCTCATCGATGCGGCTTGTTTCCCTGGATCTAGTGGTTCACCTGTATTGTTATTTAATGAAAATGGGTATACAACAAAAGATGGAACTACACATTTAGGAGCAAAGAGAGTTCTTTTGTTAGGTGTATTATATGCCGGACCACAATTTACGGCAACTGGTGAAATTGTAGTTACTAATGTACCAACTTCTACTCAGCCCTTGGCAGTTTCTCGAATACCGATGAATTTAGGTATGGTTATTAAAGCGAATAAATTATTAGATTTCGAAGAGTTGTTAAAGTAATAGTTTTTATAAAAAAAGAGAAGCGATTTCGCTTCTCTTTTTATTTTGAAATGGGGTGGTCAAAGTGGAAGGATTACAAGATGTAAGAAATGATGTACAAGAAATGAAGCAAGAAATCAAAGAAATAAGGCTTGAAATGAAAAGTTTAGAAATGCGTACAACAGGCAACGAGAAAGATATTGATAATATCAACAAACAACTAGATAAAATCAGTGCCAATACTACTTGGATTTTACGTCTTATTGTTGGTGGAATTATTGGGGCAGCACTCACTTTCTTTTTGAAAGGAGGTGGTATGTAATGGTTAGTTTAGCTGTAATGATTGGAATTGTAGTTGGTCTGTCGCAGATCGTAAAAACAATTGGATTACAAACAAAATATGTTCCGTTATTAAATTTAACGCTTGGCATTGTGCTAGGCGTTTTATTTTTGGAAGAAGGCATAAAAACAAATGTATTTCAAGGAATCATCATTGGATTGTCAGCAAGTGGATTATTTGACCACACAAAAATTATGAAAAAGGATGTTGATGCTAAATGAAAAAGACAATGAAACATATTACCTCGTTTCTTATGATTCTAGTGATTGCGGGCTCGTTTGCTACAAGTGCTTTTGCTGATAGAACGCTTATTATTCCTGATTTACCTAAACAACCATATCGTTACGGTGTTGGTGCTTACGAGGGCGTTGTAGCTCATTCTACGGCGACTCCAGAAGCTCCAGCTATTAACATTCAAAAATATGAATCTCGTACATGGAGAAATGCATTCGTTCATTATGCAGTTGATTGGAATGAAACAATCCAAATTGCTGATACAAAGTATATTGCTTATGGCGGCGGTCCTGCTGCTAATAAACGATTTGTACATGTAGAGTTATGCGAAACAGCGGACTATACAAAATTTAAACGCAGCTATCATAAATATGTTAAGTTACTAGCTAAAATCTTACGTGACCGTGGGTTATCTGTAGAAAAAGGATTGTGGACACATAGCGATGTAACTCATCACCTTGGTGGCACAGATCATGAAGATCCAATTGATTACTTAAAGTTTCATGGCGTTGCAGAAGCTCAATTTAGAGCAGATGTACAACATGCATACAATAATTCTAGCGTGGATGTTTCTGTTCCAGAGAAGCCATCTAAACCAGCGGAAGTACCGACAGCGGTTACAGATGGGATTGCTTATATTGAAGGTTACAACGTTAACTTACGTAAAGGACCAAGTACAAGCTATTCTAAGATTCGTCAGTTAAATAAACCAGAATCTTATGTTGTATGGGCTGAAAAGGATGGTTGGTTAAGTCTTGGTGGCGAGCAATGGGTTAAGAACGATCCATCTTATGTGAAGTTTAATAAGAAAAGCACAGTGGATTCTTCTATTGTAGGGAAGCGTGTTGTTTCAAAAGTTAACAATCTACGTTTCTATGATGCTCCATCTTGGCAGGATAAAGATGTTGCTGGCTCTGTAGATACAGGATTAGGATTTACGATTGATGCGAAAATAAATGTAAATGGTTCACCACAATATAAAGTTCACAATAGCAAAGGCAAAACATACTATGTAACAGCAAATGAAGCCTATGTG